CAATCAAGAAGTCTCACCGAAGGAGCATGATCGGACACAGGCGTTCAAGGATCACTTTAAATACATCGCGATCTTGTACCTGTGGGCCGCCGCCATCATCCTGTTCCTTGCCGGCATATCCTTGGCCTGGAACATGCTGGCTCCAGAGAAATGGCACTATCTGTCGGATGCACAGGTAACCAAACTCCAAGCGCTCTTCACAGGAGGCGTGCTGGTCGGCGTCCTGTCCAGTCACTTCAAGAAGCACATCGGATAAATTTCAAACTGAGACACTACCGTCTCACCCGAAAATTTTATGAAGATTATGGATGAATTGACTACAAAGTCTGTAGCATCATTAGGAAGAATAAATACAGAAGTAATCTTACTAAGGATTATTAAATGACAACAAATAACGTAGTTCTATTTCCTAAACAAACTGTAGTCAATCAAGAAGTCTCACCCGAAAATTTTATGAAGATTATGGAAGAAAAGGGTAAGGTCAATTTCATTGAAAATGTTGTACAAGAAATAGCAGAGAATGCAGCACAACATATGTCAGACTATGGAATTGACATAAACTCTGAACAATTTGTACATGATTATTCTTTTGCTCTTGTTGTGTTAAGATCAGCAATCTATAGAAGTATAGGAATGGAACATCCCTTACACGAATTTCTGGACTCAAATGTGGTATTCTCTGAAACAGAACTTGACACCGAACAGTAAACACTATATAATAAAGTGAACAATTAGATAAATGGAGAAGTGTCATTATACTGGTCGATCTTAATCAGGTACTAATTTCCAACCTGATGCAACAAATCAATGGAAATCCTAAAAATACTATCAATGAGGACCTTGTCCGTCATATCGTTCTGAACAGTCTGCGATCATACAACAAACAATTCAAATCAAAGTATGGTAAGCTTGTGATCTGTTGTGATTCCAAAAGGAACTGGAGGAGAGATTATTTTCCTCTATATAAGAGCAATCGCAAGAAAGCTCGTGAAGCATCACCTCTCGATTGGAATTCTATCTTTGAGACACTAAACAAGATCAAAGAAGAACTTAAAATACATTTTCCATATCGAGTGATAGAAGTCGAAGGTGCAGAGGCCGATGATGTTATTGCTGTTCTGACCGAAAGGTACTGTGACAGTGAAGATATTCTGATTCTATCTTCTGACAAAGATTTCGTACAACTTCAAAAACTGGACAATGTGGATCAATATAGTCCAATTCTCAAACGGTTCATTCGAACAAATAATCCAGAACTATTCATCAAAGAGCAAATCATTCGTGGTGATTCGGGAGATGGTGTACCCAACTTCTTGTCACCAGATAATACGTTTGTCACTGGTAGCAGACAAAAATCTATCAGCAAGAAAAATCTTGCCGAATGGATCAAACAGGATCCAGAAGAGTTCTGTGTAAATGAGACGATGAAGCGTGGATATGATAGAAACAAATTGATGATTGATCTTTCTTGTATTCCTTTGACCATCAAAAATAATATCATTGAACGATATGACTCATTACAACCAAAGAACAAAACACTTCTGATAGATTACTTCATGAAGAACAAATTGAAGAATCTTATGGAAGTCGTAGACGAATTTTAGAGAGGTACAATGAAAAACGTATATGAAATCTTTGAAGAGGTCTCTAAGACCAATTCAAAAAATGAGAAGATGCAAATTCTACGAAACAACGCAACATATGCACTCAAGAATGTTCTCAAAGGAACTTTTGATCCAAACATTTCGTTTGTGTTCGATAAGATTCCCGAGTACAAACCATCCGATGCACCACCAGGTCTAGGATATTCGTCCATTCATCAAGAGCTAGGTCGAGTTTACCTATTTGAAAAGAATAGTCCAAAGGTATCACCATCTCTAACGATGAAGAGGAAAGAAGAAATTCTAATTCAGATGTTGGAAAGTCTAGAAAAGAGAGAAGCAGAAGTCTTTGCGAATATGCTTCTCAAAAAGCAAAGGGTAAAAGGTCTCACATATAATCTAGTGAAAGAGACCTTTCCTGATCTACTGTAAACAAAGAAAGGAAGAATTGTTTCATGTCTAAGAATAAAAATCGATCTGTCGCTGAATATGATTATGATGAAGATGAAGGTAATGTGAAAGTAAAAAAGAAAGAACGCAGGAGACCAGTACGAGATTGGAAGAGACAATGGAATAATCATGGTCACGATTATGAAAATGCAGATGATTTTTATAAAGAATAAGTTACAACCTTAATTTGTATACTATTCGGAGTACAACTTCAAGTATTCCGCTATGCGGTCCAAGCATATCAGGTATGCAAAAATAGTTGTTGCAATGGTCTTCCAGTCGTGTATAATGTCTACATGATCAAGAGACGGAAGAAACGCTCTGACCGCAACCACCTTGTGTACAAACTTCAGGTACGGTCGCTGGTGTATATCGGAGTCACCTATGTTGAAGGCACGGTCAAGAAAAGCCTTCGACGTAGGTGGCTGAAGCATGTTCAGCGTGCTTCTACCGAAGACAAGGGTTGGAAGCTTTGTGATGCCATTCGCAAGTATGGTGCCGAAGCTTTCAATGTGGAAGTCATCGAAGTAGTTCGTGGTAAGAGCAATGCACATCTACTGGAGCGTGCATTGATTCGTGAACTCAAGCCCAAGCTGAATACAGATGTGCGATAGGTGCATATCAGCTATGCAAAAATAGTTGTTGCACTGATCTTCCAGTCGTGTATAATGTCCACATGATCAAAACGGAGAAGACGATGGACAAGCAAATGGCTGTGATTCGCAATGTGTCTCCGATCAAGAAAGTCAAGATTCGACGATTGATCGAAGACCAAATAAAGTCCGTGAAGGTTACAGTATGCAAGCCTTCACGCAGGCGCAAGATTCGATAGGAGAGACGAAACATGCGAATGAAGAATGAAACCATGGACACCAAGACTCTTCTTCTCACCGACTGGTATGGCATCTATCTGCCCAAGATGTTTGTGACCAACTTCGATCACACCTTGTGGAATCTTGATGTTGGTGATCCTGATGTTGTCTGTGTTCAAGAGGGTCCTAAAGATAATGAGTGGTACTGGGAATCTTGGGACTCTATTCTAAATAAGGCATATCTCGTTCAGGATGGTCGCACATTTTACCTTCATCAGGATGGTGATCTGTGGGCCGTATGTTGGGATGACATGGCCGAAGAAGATGAATATCTTCGGTCGTTTGGCTAAGCATACAATTGACCCAAAGGTATTCGAACAAACATACAGAAAAATAAAATAATAAGTGCGACAAAATTATGAACGAACGAATGGAGACGAACATGACTGACGACATGCAGATCGCACTCAACAACCTTCGCAACAATGTTGAAGGTTCTATGTCTGACCGAGACGGTGTTACTTGGGGTGAAGTTTATCTGGACAATGCTAAGCCCAAAGATTGGTCAGGAAAGAAGTGGTCTGGAATTCTTAGCAATCTGAAAAAAGTAGGCGTATATAAGGAATATGCAGATTGTTTTGGGTTGGTCTTAGTCAAATAGCCAAAATAAAGGGAGGATTGCTCCTCCCTTTATTCTTATGAGCAAGGAGAGAAGAATGGCGAATATCGTAGATCGTCTGAGGGCATATGCAGAGGTTAACGAGGCCTCTGGTCTTTATACGGAAGCGAATTGTGCATGGGATGCAATCGAGGAGATCGAAAGATTGAAGAAAGAAATCGAGGCTCAGAAGGATAATCCTGTGAATAAGTCCGATTCTTCTAATCGAGTAAGTTGGGATCGAACTGGTGATGTCATTCGTGGTACTTATACCATGACACAAATTCCTTTTACCGGAAAGGTTGTGGGATCACGAGTTAAATATGGTGGAAGTATTGTACATACGGTCGAATTGTTCTCTCCGATCAAGGTTTTCGGAGTGCTTCGAGACAGGATTCAAGTGTATAACGATGAAATCCTGACTTGACAACAATGTCCAAGTGTGCTAAGATCCAACTATCAAACTGAGAAATCTGGAGACTACAAAATGGCTATCGTGTATGATGGTTACTGCATCAATCACATCAAGCAGGTTCGCGAGATGTTCCTCAAGAAGGACACCCTTACGGTCGATGAGATCAATAAGGCATTGTCTTCTGGTACCTATGCAACTAAATATGTTGCAATGATGCGCAAGTACCTGAATTTCGATATCACGGTAAACAAGGACGGTAGGACTGTTCTTTCTTACACTTTTGTCGGTGACACTGATATGGATCTAAATCAGTGGGATAAGCCTGCAAAGAAGAAGAAGGTAAAGGAGAAGAAGGAGAAGGTTGCAAAGGTAAAGAAGGAGAAGCCTGTCAAGGATGCTTCTAAGCCTAAGAAGAAGGTCGTTGTTGTCGAGGATGATGAGAATGATGTTCCTGTAATGGATCGCAATTCCAAGTCGGTTCGTGATGATGAAGACTTTGCAGAACCTTTGGTCATGTCTAGTTATTCGGTAGATAATGATTGGGACTCAATCGATGACCAAGGCATTCGTGATCTTCTTCGATGAGTAAACTGCGGATATGGTATATTGGAGGATAATAACAAGGAACTAAAATGAACTTCCGAAAGACTGCTGACTATATCGCATTCTATTTTCTACTTGTTGGACTTGGTATTGGTGTTGCCTTTACTGGTCTGATAACTTCTCTTATAATTATTTTTCTCAAGTGAAAAGTCCTTGCGTTAAAATATGTAAGATTGCATCCGATACAAAGTTATGTGTCGGATGCTTTCGTTCTTTGGAAGAAATTAGAACGTGGGTATATTTGTCTGAAAGAGAACAAGCAGACGTTATGGAAAAGGTGAAACAGAGACATGAACATCTTTTATCTCTCAAAAAATCCGATTGAAGCCACTCAAATGATGGTGGATAAACATGTGGTGAAAATGATTCTTGAGAGTGCTCAACTGTTATCTACTGCACATCGCATTCTTGACGGAGTGCCGTATACAGCAAAATCAGCATCAGGAAGGCAAGTAAAGCGTTGGCGATTGGATGATGATCGCGAGAGTGTGCTTTATTCTGCCACACATGTAAATCATCCTTCTGCTGTATGGTGTCGAGAATCTTCTGGTCATTATCGTTGGCTGTATTGGCATTTTGTTGGTCTGATAGATGAATATTATCATCGATATGGTAAAGTTCACAAGTGCGATTCGATGAAACAATTTCTTGTTGATATACCCAATAACATTAAACATCTTGCATTCACACAACCACCACCCGCTATGGACAAATCATATATAATCTCAGAAGATTCGGTTACAAATTATCGAAACTATTACAGTCAAGGCAAATCGCATCTTCATAAGTACACCAATCGGAATGCTCCAGAATGGTTGTGATTTACTAAATAGATGATAAGAAAGGTTGTTCATGCCCACATATTCATACAAGAATAAAGACACCGAAGAATATAGTCAAATATACATGACTATCTCTGAAATGGAAGAGTTTGAAAAAACAAATCCTAACATGGAACGAGTATTTCATACATTGAATGTTGTAGATTCTGTTGGTATCGGTGTAACAAAACCCCCTTCTGACTTCCAGAAATATGTTCTTGGCAGAGTCAAAGAATCTGTACCAGGTGCTTCTGCTATTGGTAACAAGAGGTGGGGCATTCCCCGTGAGGTCTAATTGAGTAAGTTCAAAAATTTTCAATTCAGAAAAGTAACAAGGGACTTGTCGAGAGGCAAGTCCCTTTTTGCGTATAAAGGAGCAAAAATGTCAAAAAGAAAAGTAAAGAGAGAAAAACTCCAATCTCAAATACAACAACAAAAAAATCATTTTGAGTTGAGGGGAATCAACCCACTCACTGTAAATCAAGAAAGGACATTTGACTCATACAGAGACGGTCAGAATTTGATACTTCACGGATTTGCAGGAACAGGGAAAAGCTATATATCTCTTTATTTGGCATTGAAAGAAATCTTGACGAGTAAAAGTGTTTGTGATAAGATTATCATTGTTCGTTCAGTAGTACCATCCAGGGACATGGGATTTCTACCAGGTAACATAAAAGAAAAAATCAAGGTATATGAGGAACCATACAGAGAGATTTGTGATGATTTGTTTGGTCGTGGTGATGGTTATGATATTTTGAAAATGAAGGGATTGGTTCAATTCACTACCACCTCACATCTCAGAGGTGTTACATTCAAGAATGCTGTGGTGATTGTGGATGAGATGCAGAATATGTCATTTCAGGAAATTGATACTGTGATGACCAGAATGGGTGATGATTCCAAGATTATCTTTTGTGGTGATTTCAGACAAACCGATTTGTTGAATGAAA